AACTATCCTCAAAACAGGAGGAGAAAGAATGACAGAAATAGAAAAACTAAAAGCAGAAATTTGGAGAAAAGCAAGACCTTCAAGACAATTTCCTCAAGATTGGATAGTTATTCCTGCTTTAGATATGATAGAATTAATAAAAGTTGTGGAGGAGAAAGAATGAAAGACACAAAAGAAAAATTTACTATACCCAAAGGAGCACATAAGTTAGTAAAAAATTTAGATAAATTAAGCGAGATGAAAAATGGATAGAGAAGAACTGGCTCAAAAGATTATGTTTTTAACAAGTGAAAGGGAGGTAAATAAAGCAAATGGAAACGAGAAAAACGAACTTAACCGTTGAAGATTTTGAAGATAAGAAATTCGGCGAGGGTGCAAGAGCAGGAAGATACACTCGATTTAAAACTGATCAAGGATGGATCTCGAGTTTCGATAAGCCAACAATAGAAAAGTTGAAAGATAGTGAAGGCAAATGTGTATGTGTCGAAATTGCAACAGACAAGAACGATAAAGAGAAGATTACGAAGTTTATTGGAATGGCTGAGGATAACGCTAATAATGGAGTTTTAGATGTGCCTATGGAAAGAGTTGTTGAATCATCGAGAAAGTCTGTCAAAGGGTCGGCTTACGAAAAGGATCCTGTTGGACTTACTGTTGATGTATTCTGCAAGTTGATGGATGGAGTGCAATTTCAAGAGGACAGAGCAAATAAAGCAGGATTAGAGATGATCATGGACACTGCGATTGAATTGGTTAAGAAGGTTCAAAAAGAATTCTAAACTCTAACTTTTCTAAATATTTTTTTGTTAGGCCTCAATTTTCAAGGGGCTTTTATAATCATAATCATGGGAAAAGAATTGGAAATATATACGAGATGGTGTATTCGATGTCATAAATTTAAAAAGATGACTGGGAGGTCTAGGGGTCGTCGTGTGTGTGATGAATGTAAGAAAGCACCTGGGAGATATGGGAGAAAATTTCACTCCCAGGCACTGCGTAGCCAGTTACCCGGCTAACCGAAAAGCTTAACTAGTTTGCTTGCTTCAGAAATCGGGGATTTCTGCACCCAGTTAAAGCTTGTCAAGACTTGTTCAGCCCCACCGGCTGGCTGATTGCTTGTGCTGGGAGATAGGCCAGCCGGGAGCCAATAGGGCACTCCGTGCCTCATGCGCAGGACAAGTTGTTTAAAGTTGTTCGCTTTCGCTCACAACCGGTGCCTGTGGGCTGCCTCAGGCACCTGTTTAAAGAACTTGTCCTGCTTCTATTATAGGGCTTGCAGCCCTTTCCGCACTCCGTGCTCCAAACCCGCAGATAGCTCAGGCCTTGCCAGGCCTTCGGGCTGGGCTTAGCCCAGCCATTCTATGCGGGGCTCCTTCCAGTCGCCCCGTGCAAGAGCATAAGGTATTGCTCCGCAATACCAAGCCCTCCGGGCTCATGCACTTGCACAAGATGGCGTGAGCAAGCTCACGCTTGTGGGCTCGCCCTCCGGGCTCGCCCTGTGGGGCTCGCTACCACTCGCCCCTCATCTATACAATTAACAATAAAGAAACAACATAAACATGGCGAATCTTAAATGTTTTTAGACAAATATATATATTGGATCCCACAGAAAATTTTGGAAAATTAAGAGTTCCACAGGAAATAGAGGTTCAATTTGAACACAGTCCCTTTATAAATTTTGCGAAAAAATAGAACAAACTCCGCGTTAGTACCTTCATTTCCTATGGAGATTCTATATAAGAAAAAATGTTATGTATATACATACATACATACATTTATAAAGAGTAATTTCTTTAATGTTTCATGAATAAAGCAAACAAACAAATAACTCTGGACATAGAATTAATTATAAAATTGAATGAAGCGGGATTGAATGTGAGTGAATTTTGTAATGAAAAACTTTGGGAGTATGTAATTAACTTAGAAGGAATAAAAAAGTCAAAAGAAACAACAGAGAATCTTGACACCAAAATAACTGAACTTACAAGAGAAAAAGAAGATTTAAAAAAACAAGAAGCATTAAAAAAATCGATGTCTGAGGCAGGAATCACAAAAGAAAAACTCAAATTTCTAAAAGCAATGAACACAAACATTATATATGCAAAAGATAATAAATTAGGATGGCTAAGGAAATTCAACGAAGAAATCCAATGGGAAGAATTAATAGAACTAAAAAAGAAATGGGCATAACACCAAGATCAAGAATAAAAGGAATGTTGAGGCAGATATTTCTTAGATCAGTTGAAAGACAAGAAGCACTAAAACGGGATAAGTATACTTGTGTGAAATGTGGAGCCAAACAATCACAGAAGAAAGGATTTGAAGTAAAAGTCCAAGTCCATCATAAGAAAGGAATTAGCATTTGGGATGAAATGATTGATATGATTTATAAACATCTGTTGTGTTCAGTTGATGAATTAGAAACATTATGCACTGAATGTCATAACAAAGAACATCACAAATAGACAAAAAACAACAGCGAGTATTAAATAAACATCATACATTATCTATGGAGAACCCCACAGAAAATTTTAAAAATATGCAAGAGCCCGAGTTCGACATAAACCGGCCATGGCTGAGTCTGGACCCATGGCAGAAAGAATATTGCTTCGACCCAAACCCAAACCAAAACAACTTTTTGCTGTGCGGCCGACAAGTCGGCAAAACAACAGCCATGAGTATTCGAGCAGTTGAATTATGCATACATCACTACAAAAAGGGAGAGTTCGTATTACTTAACTCAATCACAGAAAAACAAGCATTTCATATATTAGCAAAAGCCCAAGCATACGCCGAGGAAAAATATCCTACATGGATTAAGAAAAACAAAGACGACAAACCAACAAAACATCGATTAATTTTCACAAATGGAGCAGGTATTCTCTGTTATGCAGCAGGAGAAACAGGAGAAGGCCTAAGAGGGTTCACAATAAAAAAACTCATGCCTGATGAAGGTTCTCGTATGTCTGAAGAATATTTCATAGCGACCTTACCAATGCTATCAATTGTCAAAGGATCCATGGACATCGCAAGCACACCGGCAGGGAAGAAACATAAAGATGGCTCAGAAAAATTCTTCTATAAATGCTCAAAAGACCCATCATTCAAAAAAATCTATGTAAGTGCTGAGGATTGCCCTCGACACACAAAAGAATATCTTAAAAGAATGAAAGAGCAAATGTCCAAATTAGGATATGCCCAGGAGTTCCTGGCTGTTTTCACAGATGAGTTACTACGAGTTTATGATAAAGAATGGATTAAGAAAGTATTTTGTTTAGATCCAAAAAAAATCATAATCAGTCCAAAAACAAAGAAATATCTAGGGGTTGATGTCGCAGGAATGGGAAAAGACCAATGCACATACGAGGGTTTTCAAAAATTCCCGGATAAAAGAATCGAACAAATAGATCACTTAGTTGAAAAGAAAAACTACACAACAGAAACCTCAGACAGAATTATTGCAATGAATGATTTAAGAAAATATAACGGAATTGGAGTTGATGATGGAGGAGTGGGTTTTGGTGTTTATTCAGAATTAATGAACAATCCAAAAACCAAAAGAAAAACAGAGGCGCTTAACAATGCCTCAAGACCAACAAATGCAGAGGAAACAGGATCTAAAAAAATTCTAAAAGAAGAAATGCACACAAATATGTTGGTGTTGGGAGAGCGAGGGAAGTTAAAAATGTTCGATATCGACGAGATAAGATATTCATTCGAAACAATGCAGTTCGATGAAGATGGGAGAATTTTTGGCTCAAATTCCCATATTGCAGAAGGGGCAGTGCGTGGAGTATGGATGGCAACAAAAGACAAAAGTTTAAAACCCTTCGTTCATTACTTTTAACATGGCAGATACAGGAATTTTCGCAACAACAGCCGAAATATTAAGGAAGGCAGGATTAGGAGCGTCGGCTGTTTCAAGTGACGATGCATACACTAACGACTTTATAGCACAAGCGGAAAGTTACATAAATGTTTTATGCTCACAGAATTTCTCAGATGTTTATGAAACACTAAACACAGACATAAAATGTATTCTAAAAGAAGCAGCGTCGAATTTGGCTGCAATTTATGTGGTTCAGTATGATGTCGCAGGATATAGTTCGGACAGAAGAGCGGAAAACATTATAAACATACTATGGCAGAGGTTCAATCAATGCATAAAATTACTAAATGAAAAAGATAAGAGCGATTTCGTAAAAGCAAATTAACATGGCAACATATGAAAACCCACTAGCAAAATTCCAAACAGACAATATCCTAACTGGAAGAACGGAAATTGAATCAAATATCACGGGCACAGCGTCGGTGCCAATAGGGGCAGTTTTGCCATGGTTAAAATCATTAACAGGAACTCCGGGAATACCCGACGGATGGGTAGAATGTAATGGACAAACTCTAAACGATACTAACTCACCATATAACGGGCAAACAATACCGGACTTAAACGGATATACCGGAACTCAAAGATTTCTTCGTGGTGGTGGAAATGCAGACGGTTCAACTCCAACAGTATCGGGAGGAACGGGCGGAAGTGAGACAATGACGCATACACACGTAAGTAATTTTTATATAGCGTCGGGCATATTATATTATGCAGACAACGGAGACAACGGAACAGCAACAAGTCCAACAGCAACGACATATAAGTTAACAGGCACGTCAGAAAATCAAAATTTAAGTAGAAATAAAAACTCATCGTCAAAAGATACATCAGGGAACGCAATAACAGAAAACAAACCACCCTATTATGGAGTTGTTTGGATAATGAGGACGAGATGATTTTTCTAAAATTTTTAGCAGAAGGATTTGGAAAAAATGAGGATTTAATTTTA